AAAAGAAAATAGACGACCCTTTATTGATGGACCTCACTTCCAGCTCCACACCTAGTCAGCTAGCTTTTGACTTTGATGATTACGATGGGCCGCCTGAGTTGTGGCTTGAATACTTGTGGTCACTTCTCCCATAGCTTCTTGCGTTCTATGTACAGAGAAATAATATCCTCGAAGTTATCTGGTTTTCTTGGTGGGATTGTACTGTAGATGTTGTATGCCTCGAAACATCTGTTCTCGTTATATACTTGTTCGCTTAGTTTCTGACATTCTCTTGCAGACTCGAGGTCGATAGTCAGCATGAGAATGATAGTGTGTGTCATCTTTTCTATCATAGTTATCTCCGCTGGTAAAAGCTAGGAGGTCTGGCAAGCAGAGCAGTATGACCTCCTAGCTTGTTTTAGGATTAGTTTATTTGGAGAAAACTATGTTCCTAAAACGGTATTTCATCTGATTCTATACCTTTGTCAACACCATTATCGGATGACATTGCATTTTTATCAGTCAGCTTCATAGACAGAATGTTACCTTTCTCTGTCTGCTTGACCCAAGCGGCAACTCGTTTCTCTCCAGAAGAAATCTCAGCCACACCAGTAAAGGCTGGTGCGTTTGGTGTATCGCTGTTGTTATCCCAAAGCCTACCAACTTTGACATAGATGTCTCTGATCGTAGTACCATCAGGCATTACGTCTTTGACCATAGCTATACGTTTGGTTTCACCTTCATCATTGAGACTGCCAGTACCAACAAGCTTGATTTGATCGCTAGAACTATTGAAGATAGCTCCAGTATTCGTGTTATCATATTCCATATTACCTCCGTTAGAATGGATTGTTATCAGTCTTACCATTGTCAGCATTGTATTTGTTGTCGTGCTTACCAAGAAACACATCAGCATCACAGCCTAGATGGGACAGACCTTTAGTTAAGGCATCAGTCAATGCCATCTTACCAGCGTCTTCGG